GGTGCAGATGCAGGCAAACGCGGTCTATCACATCCACGAGGGCATTGCAGGGGCTGTGGGACATATTGCGGATCTGCGGGAGACAATTGAGTGGCTGCAGGCGTTCAACGCGGCTGCTGTTGCCACCTACGCGGCAAAGACCGGCAAGCCTGAGGAGGTGTTGAGGTCTGCATTGCTGGGAGCCAATGGCGACGGGACACGCTACACAGCCGCGGAGGCATTGGCGTTTGGGTTCGTCGATGAAGTCCTGCCGGTCGGCAAAAAGTCCGCGAAATCAACAGCCCGAAACGACAGATCCGGGGAATTGGCAGCACGGGCCAGACTGCTCCGAGCAAAAAGTGTTTGACAACGGGCGGAAAACTCGGTAAGAATTCCCGTTGTCAGGACCGCAGCCCGAAAACGTGGCACTCCTGGCCGCTGATTGAGTAAGCAAAATTGCAGGCGTCAATCGTTCGCGTATTCGCATTTCCGAATCCGCCAGCGGTTGACGCCTTTTGCGTTGACACTGGCAACACACAGGAGTCAACCATGAGCAAGAGTATTCCACAGTTGCAGGCCGAACGGGCCGCAAAGATTGAAGCTGCCGAAAAGCTGTTGCCGAGCGAAGGCGACACCATGACCGCAGAGGCACAGACGCAGGCCGGGGAACTGCTGGCCGCGGCTGAATCCCTGCAGTCCGACATTGACGCAGCCGTGCGAGCACAGGCAGCAGTTCAGGACATGAGAACGAAGCTGTCCGCGCTGCGATCCGTGCCCGACAATCCGACAGCCCGCGCCATCGCCAACGTTGGCGGGCTGGCATTCGGTGTTCATGCAGGCCACGACGTTGCACGCCAGTTCAGTCTGCCCCGCAACGTTCGCCGCGTAGCGCTGAAGAACTTCCGGCAGGACAGCAACGACGAAATCCCGGCAGAAGTCCGCGCCTACCGATTCGGCATGTGGGCACTGGCCACGATCAGCGAAACCGGCAGCGTACCGTACCGCAATAATGCCGCGGTGACGTTCTGCCGTGACCACGGGCTGCTCAATGTCGCGCACGGTGAAGGCGGAGCCGACACCACCGGGGCGCATGTGCTGGTTCCCGAGGAATTCGGTACCGATTTGATCCTGTTGCGTGAACGCTACGGCGTTGCCCGTCAGTTGTTCAACGTGGTCAATATGTCCAGCGACGTGAAAACCGAGCCGCGGCAGTTGTCCGGATTGACAGCCTATTTCACGGCTGAAAGCGCTGCAATCACCGAATCGAACATGACGTTTGACAACGTCACGCTGGTGGCGAAGAAACTGGCCGTGATTGCCCGCATGTCGAACGAGTTGAACGCGGACAACGTTCTGGGGCTGGCCGATCGGCTGATTGGTGAAATCGCCTACGCATTCGCCTACAAAGAGGACGACTGTGCATTCAACGGCACCGGCACCAGCACCTACGGCGGGATCACGGGTGCACGCACCCGAATGGATGAACTGACCGCAGGCACCGCACCGGGGCTGATTCTGGGCAGCGGAAACGCATGGTCGGAATTGACGCTGAGCGACTTCAATAAGATGGTCGGAGCATTGCCGAACTACGCAGACGTTCCGGGCGCGGGCTGGGTGTGCCATAAGACCTTCGAACACACCGTCATGCAGCGATTGGCCTATGCAGCCGGTGGCGTGTTGGCGTCGGAGATTGTCAACGGCATCCGTCGCAACACATTTCTCGGCTATCCGGTGTACACGTCACAGATTTTCCCGAGCACCGAAGCCAACAGTCAGATTCCCGTGCTGTTCGGGTCGTTCGGTCAGGCTGCGATGTTCGGCGCACGCGGGCAGGAGTCGATTGCATTCAGCACCGAAGCCACCGTGGGCGGTCAGTCCATGTGGGAACGCGATCAGATCGGCGTGCGTGGTACCGAGCGGTTCGACGTGGTTGTGCATGACTACGGCACCAACAGCGCAGCCGGGCCGATTGTCGGTCTCGAAACCGCTGCGAGCTGATGACACAACACCCGGCAGTGTGTCGGGTGTTTTCTCGAAACACTTTGCTCTGAGGAGCCTTCCAATATGATTCAGGAACGTTTGGTAAACGACAGCATTCTGATTGCCCCGCGAGCGTTGACGAACAACGCAACCGCAACGGCGAATCTTGACACCAAGGGCGCAGGCTACGCAACGATTCGGGTTGCCTGCAGTTCCGAGGTCAACACCAATGCCGTGGGGCCGACGCTGGTTCTCAGCGAGTCCGACGACACCGTGGTGTCAAACTTTGCGACGCTGGACACGCAGGCCGCAATCGACCTGACCGCTGCGCGGGAAATTCACTACGGCGTGGATCTGCGGGGCCGGAAGCGTTATTTGCGGATTGCCGTGAGCACACCGACAGCAACCAATGATCACATCGTGATGAGTGCAGTGGGCACGCTGAGCAAGCTGGAGAACGGACCCAACGGCACGACCAGCGTTGCCGATACGGCTGTGTTCGTCTGATTCTGTAACGGGGTTGCGGGCAGTTGTGGGACTGCCCGCACATCCCAACATTCTGAGGGGTGGTTATGCGGTTGAATTTGGGTGCGGGCAATTGTCCGCTGGACGGCTGGGAAAACTACGACATCAAAACGGGGCAGCCGTGTTTCCCGTTGGCACATGCTGACGGCACGGTGGACGAAATCAGAGCATCGCACGTTTTGGAGCATCTATCGTTTAAGGATGCGACGGCGGCATTGCGGGACTGGTTCCGGGCATTGAAGCCGGGCGGCAGGTTGCAGGTTGCGGTGCCAGACATTGACAAGGCACTGGCAGCGACCGACGGAAAGCGGCTGTTCTACGTCATGGGCGGGCAGACAGACGAACACGACATTCACCGCAGCGCGTACGACGCGGAACGGCTGGAGGCATTGTTGGAGGACGTGGGATTTCAGCAGGTGAGCGAATGGCAGGGGACTGCAGGCGACTGCAGCAGCCATCCGGTGAGTTTGAACAGAGTCGGAACAAAGCCGCAAACAGCACCAGTCAGGAGAACGGCAACCGTGAAGGTTGCAGCGTATTGCACGCATCCCCGATATGAGGCTGTGGCGGCGAGAAACATCATTGACGGAGCACTGAAGCCGCTGGGCATCAACCTGCATTGTTCGCAGGGTGTGTTCTGGGGCCAGTGTATGCAGCGAATGTTTCAGGACGCAATCGACCGCGGGGTTGATTGGATCTTGAGCATCGACAGTGACAGCCTGTTTACAGCCGAGCACGTGCGGCACATCATGGACATATTCGCACAAACGCCAGAGGCGGACGCACTGGCCGCGTTGCAATGCCGACGCGGGGCGTTGTTTCCGCTGCTGACGACAGGCAACCACCAGACAGGCGACGAAATCAGGATTGACGGCAGACCGCTGAAAGTGACGACGGCACATTTCGGGCTGACGTTGTTCAGGGTGGAGAAATTCAAGACGCTGCCGAAGCCGTGGTTTCGGAGCGTACCAGGCAAAACCGGCGATTGGGACGACGACAGGCTAGACGATGACATCTATTTCTGGCATGTGTGGCGCGAAGCGGGAAACACAATCTACGTTGCACCCAGTTGCAGCATCGGACACCTTGAAGAAATGTGCGTTGTGTACGACCAAAACATGCAGCCGAAACACCAGTATGTCCACGAATGGCGAAGGGAGAATGGGTTGCAATGATCACGTTATTGAGGCAGTGGAGATCGTTCCCGGTTGGCGCAATCGTGGCACCGGGGCGTGGGATTGAGTTGGAGCTGATGAGGCAGGGATTCGGGATTGAGTGCAAGCGACAGGAGCCGGAAAAATGCAGCCAGCCAGCCCCACATTCACCACAACCAGCGGGCCGTCAATCGAGCCGATCACGCTGGAAGAACTGAAAACACGGCTGCGAATCACGGGCTGTGATTTCGATGACGAGATCAACGACATGCTGAAAGCAGCACGCCTGCAGGTTGAGGCCGACACGTACCGCAAACTGATCACGCAAACCGTAGTCATGTACCAAGAGGACTTCAGCAGCCTGCTGGGGCCGGTGCAGATTCGGCTGGCCCCGATCCAGTCCATCACGCACCTCAAATACTACGACCGGGACGACGTTCTGCAGACGTTTTCCGCATCCGATTACTACGCAAACCTGACCAGCACACCGCCAGAGATTCGGTTGAAAGAGGCGAAACAGTGGCCGAACACCAGTCTGTATCGACCGAATAAGGTTGAGGTGACAATGGTGGCGGGCTACGGCAGCACAGCGGCGAGCGTACCGCGTGCAGCAAAGCTGGCGATTGTGGAATACTGCCGGGCTATGTGGGACGGCTGCGAAGGCAACACGGAAACGTATCGACGGCTGATCAGTTCTCTGCAGTGGACGGCGTATCATTCGGTGATCCAATGAAGTGCGACGCAAAGAGCCACAGGCACTACACCACCCGCATCACGGTTCAGCGATTGGCCGGGACTGCGGACGCGGCTGGACACGTCAACGGCAACACGGACGCCAATTGGAGCACCTATTGCACGGCGTGGGCATCGGTCCGCAGTCGTGGCGGTCGGGAGTTCTGGCGTGTTTCGCAAGTGCAGTCTGACGTTGATTTCGTGTTCAATTGCCCGTGGTCAAAGACGCTGGAGAACGCAACGCCGGACATGCGGATTTTGACGGACGGCAAGATCTACGAAATCGTCAGCGTGATCAACGTGGATCTGGCAAACAATTCCATCGAAATTCAGACACGAAGGCGGACAACCTGATGTTCTCAAAGTTCGCGTCTGGATTGAGTGGACACGGGCAACTGCTGGCCGCGCACGTGGACATGGTGGCGGTGCAAAAAGCCGCGCAGCGAATGCTGGCAACCGTTGAAGGCAAGGTGGCAACGAAGGCACTGGCGGCGGTCGGAAAGTTTGGCAGAGACAAGGTCAAATCGGAGATTCCAACGCGATACAAAAGCGTGCGGAAAGCTGTGGCGTGGCGGCACGTGAAACGCAAGTTCAATGCCGGCGGGCGGGCTGTCAAAGTGGGTGCAGGCGTTGGGCCGAACATTCTGCGAAGGAAGCGACTGACAGACAAACAGCAGGCGAAGGCATCGCAGTTGCGGGAAAAGATTGCCACGACGCAGAAGTCTCGCAAGGACAGCAAGCGGGCGGGCGTTGGGATCGACAAGGCGAACGTGCACTGGTGGTTCAGCGGCACGCAGAACCGCATGACAGGCACCAAGCGCGGACGTGTCGGCGGGAAGCGTGGCCGTGGTGGGTGGAAAGGCAAGTCCGTGCGACTAGACACCGGAGGCAAAAAGGCAAACCGCGGACGTATGCCACCACAGGCGAGGCCGATCATGGTGACGCTGTCCGGGTACAGCGGAAACATTCGCGAAATCATCCGCGTGTACGTTTCCGAGGGCATTACAATTGAGGGGAACCGAAACAAGTGATTACCGGAATCCTGAATCTGTTGATCAACACCGCAGCCGTCAGCAACCTGATCGGCAGTCGATGCTACGTCAACAAAGCACCGCAGAAGGCGGCGTTGCCGTATATCGTGCTGACACAGTTAAACAGCGAGGAATTCCTGAGTCTGGACGCAAGCACGAGCACACTTCGGAGCATCGTGATTGACGTGGACTGCAAAGGGCGGACGTTCCCTGAAACCGAGTCACTCGCAAACGCTGTCAAGGCACGATTGACGGACTACAGCGGAGCAGCAGGAAGTTTCACGGTTGGGGCCACGATATTCAACAGCGAGTCACATGACTACGAGCCTGCAACGGACGGCAGTGACAACGGCGTGTTTGCGATAACGTTGGACTATGACATCATTTTCAATCCATAGGAGAAGTGAGAAATGGCGAAGTTGAAAGTCAAAGGGACGGTGATTGAACAGGCCAGCGGCACCACCTACACGGCGGTGGCACAGGTCACAGGGTTTTCAATCAGCGGCATTGAAACGGAAACTTACGACAGCCGAACACTGGACGGCACCGCGGGCGTTGAATACGACCCGACAGGATACGTCGAAGGCGGGAGCGTGACGTTCGATCTGTTGTATGATCCCGCATTAGCCGGACATCAGGCAATCACCGATCTGGCGGTGGCTGCACATCTCACGACCAACGGATTGCCCAACGATGTGAACTGGAAGGTGAAGTTCGCCAACACCGCCAGCACGGAACTGACGTTTGTGAGTTCTGGGATCAGCGTTGACATCACTGGCGATGCAACCGACGGGCTGCGATCGTCGATCACGCTGAAGTGTGACGGTTGCCCGGTATTGCCTACCTGATGAGGTGATCTGATGAAGTGCAGAACAACGCGGGATCTGGGTGCGGTCGATTCGTGGCAAAGCCCGCTGATTGTCGAGTCTGACAGTCGGCGGTTTGTCCCGGTCGGAACGGTCATTGACCAGACCGAACACCCGGAAACGAATTGCGTGGCACTGGTTCGCAATGGCGAAGCAGTCCCACTGGATGACGAATGCAGGAAGGCGGCTGCGATGACGCAGGCGCAAATTGACGCGGCGGTGCGAGCGCAGTTCAAGTTGCAGCAGCCGGAAACAACAGACGATTCTGAGGGGAACGACGATGAGCAGGACAGTGATTGACCCGGCAGCATTTCGGACACCGTTACCAGTCCCACGGGAGGACGTACCGGTTCCGGAATTCGGTGAGGGCGTGGTGATTCCGGTGTGGGGCATGACGGCACTGGAGCGGACGCGGTTTGAGCAGTCGATGCAGGGCAAATCCGGACCAGTGGCCGCGCGTGTTCTGGAGATCCGTGAGCGGTTGGTGGTTGCGTGTTGCAAATCCGATGACGGCGT